CAAATATATCTTATTGATCCATTAATGAATCATGTTTTAGAAAGAATTTTTCCTTATATTATTATTACCAGTGTTCTTTTTATAATACTTATATTATGTATTATTACAATTTGCGTATTTATATATTACAATATTAAAAATGGAAAAATAGTATGAGTAATATTATAACTAACAAAAGTAATCAATTTGAAGATTTATCAAATCTTATAAGAAATTATGTACATTATGATAATTTAACTTCAACATTAAATAAACAAGCACATAATGCTAGAATTGTTCGCGATGATTTTGAAGAAAGAATTATAAAAGAACTCCGGGATAAAAAAATGGAAAATGCTATTATTCAAATTGTCGGTGGTAAGCTAAAAATTATTGAAGAAAAACATAACACACCTTTAAATTATAAAATGCTTGAAGAATCTTTACATAAGTATTTTCATAATAAAAAACTTAGTGATGATACTACAAGTATCATAAAATTTATAAAAGATTCTAGAGAAGTTGAAACAACATTTAAATTAAAGAAGATTCTACAATTACCAAACCAACCTAATACGGCATAAAGTAAATCCTATAATAAATATAAGTAAATCATGTTACAAGATAAATTTTCTAATTGGCAGAATCATGAAATATACACCATAAAATTTGGTGATATACAAAAAAATATGCTAATATCTAATTTTATAAAAGATGGAATTTATCCATTTGTTGTAACTAATAAATATCAGTGGAATATAAGTATTATAGATTTAGAAAATATAATAGGAACAATATTATTTTATACTGAAAATAATATTAAATTTAAATTTCCTTATTTTAATTATTATGATGAACCATATGAAGATTTTAATTTTTATTTAGACTGGAAAACATTTTGGGATTACTGGAATCATAATTCTAATAATTATTTCTATGAATATAATGAATTAATACAGACACTAGTATGGCATTATATTCATTTAGAAAAATCTGAAGCATATCTTAATAATCTTGAATCTGAAAGTGAAAACGAAGGTAATGATAAAAAGAAAGAAAAAGATATAGACCCTTATATCTTAGATCAGTTAAATAAAACATATTATCGAAAAACATATGATATTTAATGATTCCTTTATTTATCCCTTAATTATCCTTTATTTATCCCATTTATCACCATTAAATGGTAAAACACCTAAATTACCAGCTTCTTTTTTAAATTCTTGTACTTTCTTATCAATCGCTAATGAAGGAACCGATTTAGGAATATTTCCTTGTTTCATCAATACTTCTTCATCATGCTCTGATTGTGGAGGTTTCACACCATAACAATTTACTCCAAATTTAAGCTCTGGATTATCAAAATATCCTCCATTCAATCCAACTGTTCCACAAGAATTTCTATCTTCTTCAGGTCCTGCTTGAACCTTGTTATATGTATCTTCTTGTGTTGGATATACTGCCGCTTGACCCTTCACCCATCCATAATTACACCAATCAGCTCCTTTTGCAAAAGCGTCTTTTACTTGATCATAAGTTGCTAACTCTGCTCCTAAAGCACGACATAATGGCTCAGCATCATAATATGTAAAGTCATTTTTAGAAACATTATATACTTCAGGATTTCCTAAAGGTATTAATTTATCAATAATATCTGATGTTTTTTTAACTGTTTGTTGTGATAAAGCAGTTTGTTGAGGAGATACTGGAACATCAGTTACATTTGATATTGGTGGCAATGAACCATTTACTGGTGGATTTGACGGTTTATTAAACATATCACGAATCTTTTGACCAATATTATTTAAACCAGCAGAAATTTGAGTTTTAAATGTTACTAATATAACAATTGTTATTCCTGTAATTATTAAAAATAATATTATAGGCCATGCCCATTCATTAAGAGGTTTTGGTGTACCATTCAATAAATTTGTACTTGTTATTGTATTTGCTGTAGATGTATTTTTTGTTTGATTTTTAAATAAATTAGATAAACTATTATTCTTTTTATTTGCTGTTAAAGGAACTAAACTATTTAATGTCTTAGAAGCAGAATTACTCGCAGAATTTAAAGCATTTGTTGTAGCATTTGCTACAGAATTTGCTGCTTTAGAAACATTATTTACATGAGTATTTAGTGTTTTACCAAGATTTGTGTAAAATGTTCCTAAATTATTAGTGCTACTCATCTAATTAATAAGTTTTTTTATATCTTCTATTTGTTTTTGTATATGCTCAATAAATGAATAAACTCCCACATCAACATGAATAGAATCCGGGGCTAAGGATGGATATGCGATTCCAAAACCATATGCTTTTTCTGTATTTAAAATTCTTCCAGAATTTCCATCATATTTACTTAAATCAAAATCACAAAGAATATTCTGTTTCGTTTCAAAACCAGTAGCATATACTACCCATGAAGCATTCTTTGTTGCTTTTATAATTTCATCTATTTTACAGATATTGACTAAATGTATTTTATTAAATTCTTTATTCAATATTGAATTTGCTATTCTTTCTGCTTCTGCTTTAATTCCATCATAAACACCATCTTTATCAAAATAAAATGCTTTTTCTTTTTTATATATCGCTGTTGTTTCTATATCTAGATTCTGTAAATTTTCTAGAATCAATGTTCCGCTATGTGCTGTTCCAAATACTATCACTTTATCATTTGGCTTCACATATTTTTGTAAAGTTTCTTTCTTTAAAGCAACTTCTAATGGTATCGATGGAATATTACATTTGAGCCGTTTTGCTTCAGCTCCTTGACATAAAAATATTACTTTACTTTCTATAACTTCTTCATATGTTTGAATTTTCCATGTAGTATCGTATTTTAATGAAATTACTTTTGTTTCATATGTATCTGTTTGTTTCTTAAAATCATCCGTAAAATCTTTTATAATTTGCGTTACAACCGATAATGGTGTAATTTTATCAATATCATATGATTGATATTTTTCTGGTAAAATATAATTTGGGTCTATTCGTTTTAATCCATTGATTGTTTTTGAAAGTGGAGTATTACTTAATACATCTCCATATAAACGCATTAAATTTCCTCCATCAAAATATGGGTCTATTAGACAAATATTATATTTCTGGGGTTGGAGAATCGCTAGAGCTAACATTCCAGTGATTCCATATCCAATAATGGCAATATCGTAAAGCATCTAATTAAACTCAGCATAATCGGGAGCTAATAATTTATTTTTTGAAAGAATACCATCAAATCTTTTATAATTCTGAAATCCTTGTATTTTATTATAGTTCTGGAAACCAGTAGCAGAACCAGAACTAGTTCCAGAACCAGTTCCAGTACCAGAACCAGAACCAGTACCAGTACCAGTACCAGTTCCAGAGCCAGTACCAGTACCAGTGCCAGAGCCAGTACCAGAACCACCAGTAACAGCATTCATTACATACATTGCTATATTTGCTGCTGTATCTGGAGTTGGAGCAAATATTTTATTATACATTGTATTCATTATTTGACCAAATGTTGTACTAGAATGGTTAATATTATTATTTGATAAAATAGTCATAACATCACTATATAATGTTTCTTGTGTTTGGGTTGGGTGAGGAACATTGGCATCTAAATATGTTTTTATTTGATTTACAATATCATTTAATGTAATACCAGATGATATTAAACTATTAATTTTATTAGTTAAATCAGAACCTGAAATTTGAGAAGCAGAATATTTAGGCATACCAGAATATCCAGTTAAAGTTATTTGTAACATAACTGTTGGATCAATTGATAGTGAAGTGATAATATTATTAAATGTTCTAGCTGTAAGGGGTGAAAAAAGGTCTGTATTATTTGTATCTTGAAGCCATGCTATACATTTAGAAACAAAATCAGTTAATTGCGAATTTGAAGTTGAATTTAATGGTGAATATCCTGCTATTAATCCATTAATATATGTCTGCCAATAATTTGCTTGTGTTGAATTTGATTCAAAATAACTTTCAAGAATAATGTTACTTGAACCTAGTGTCCTTAATTGTGTATCTAATAAAGGAGCCGCTGCTTGTAAAAAAAGGTCTTGTTGAGAATATACAAAAGGATTGTCTGGTGCTTGTCCCTTTGGTCCTTGTGGTCCTGGTGGTCCTTGAGCACCTGGTGGGCCTTGAGCACCAGCTGGCCCTGGATATCCTTGAGTCCCTGGAGGTCCTGGAGGACCGGTATTCCCTGGAGGTCCTTGAGGACCTGGTGGTCCTTGTGTTATATTTGTATTTGCCGAAGTTCCTAATTTAGATTCATTTGTTCCCATTTCTAATATATTATAATTTTAAACTTTTAAAAATATTTGATATATTTTTTTCAAAACCTAATCCTGAAAACATATTTAATAAATCTTCATCTACATTTTTATCATTTACATTCATATTGTTAATATTAGAAGATATAAATTCATCAATAAGTTCACTTGTTATAATTATTCTAAAATATTCTACATCATCATTTTTAAGATTATGAAGAACATTATAATATATTTCTATTAAATCGTCATTTGGATTTATATTTTTAATAATTATATTTTCTTTTTCAAGACGTTTTAGTAATGACCCATGCTTTTGTTCAACTTCTTTTAATCGCTCTTCAACTTTTGCTTTTAATATAGAAAAATCATCATCATTATGGAATTTATCTTCCATTTTTAATATACTATAAAAAAATCGCTCAAACTTTAATGCTATTTTTTTAAAATCTCTAAATTCTTCTTCTATCGGTTTTGATTTATTTGTATTTTTTAATAATCTTTCAATATTTCTTTTTAATTTAGAATTATTTTGAAATTTACGCGTCCCTTTGTTTACAAGTCTTAATGATTTTTTTTGTGTTTTATGTTTTTTTCCTATTTTTTTCATTTCCTATTAGTATCCTTCATAAAAAGATATTAATAAATTTATATTAAGTTCATTATATAAATATGACATGTTTAGTCCTCTGATGGAGCAGTTCTATTACCGCCGCGTCCGTTAATATAACTTCTCTGTTGGGAAGTCGTGCATACCCCACCACCAGAGCATGAGAAGCTGGCACCAGCACACTCGGGTTTGCATTGGTTATTCTTAAAAATAAATAATGAATCATCACCGGGTGTAAA